CATAATGTTGTCTACAAGGATCTTTCTGTAGTACTCATTCGAGTCAGCAGAAAGTGTACCAGCAGCAGCGAGAGCAGAAGTACCTCTAGCAAAAGGATTCTCGATGACTCCATAACGAGTCTTGAATCCGATTTTCGGCTGGAAGGTGTCTTCCCCAACTGCACGGACCATCTGTAGTGGCACGTACGGGCAGTAGAACACACCAGCATCAAAGGCACTCGAGCCCTTATAACCAACTGTCATATAGTTGCCAGTCGTATAAGGATCGATGTAAACTCTGATCCGGCCATTGAGGACACCAGCAAAAGTGTTACCTGTGTCATCAACCTGTAGGTTGTTAGAATTAAGAGCAGGTGTATAATCAAGTACACCGGCCATTTGTAGAGCAGAAGCAACATCCGAAGAGCAGATCAGCATGTTGCCTTTCCCTCTACGAGTTCCCTTCGCAATACTATTGGCTTCTCTTTCGATTTGGAACATTAGGCCTTTAAACTTCTCAACCATCCAACGACCGTTAGAGTCGGTGTCTAGATCGAACTTACCAGCCGTTGTGGTATCATCCTGTGCGCCAACCTTGGCAACAACATTAACTGTACGAACCATCTCACGGTTAATTTCCGCAAGAATTTCAGTCGACAGAATGTTAGCCAATTCGGACTCAGCGTCAAGACCATGAATTGCTTTCAGGTCCTGTGCCAATTCCATGGTGTATTCGGCTTTGAGCGCTCTTGACTTTGCAGTCACAGCAATTTTCTCAATGCTGAATGCCATTTCTGGGAAGGCGTTACCGGCACCATCACCCAAACGCTCAGCTTGGGCTGTGGTCATACCAGCAGCATAGTTGTACAGTTCAATATTAGAAGCAGAACTGTTTAGGTAACCATTACCTACGAATGTGCCAAGGTTCTGATCAGCACCACCAACGTTCGTGTTGGTCGAGCTATCTTTATCCATAGCAAAGCCAGTGTTGACTTCGTTATAGAATGTTTCAGTACCTGTTTGAGTGCTGTAGCGCGAACGCATTGCAAAGATCAAACCGGTAGGACCTGTCATGGGCTGAACACCCATAATGTCATAGGCTACCAAGTTTGGCATTGCACGACGGACCAAGCTAATCAAAACTGGGTCGTAAATGTCTACGTTACCATCGCCAGCTGTGGACGACGATGCGCCCATGGCGTTTGTTGGAGCAGCTTCCAAAAGGGACTGCGGATTAAATCCAGCGGACTCTCTTAGTGCTTGCTCAGTGTTTTCGAGCATGACTGCAGTGACGTTGCGCTTATGAACATCTCCAATCTTATCAAGATCTGGATGCTCAATGATCGGCTGCCACTTTGCCATGAGGTCTTCATTTAACATGAGAATATCTCCTCTTAGCTTTTAAATGTACGAGTTATAGCCTGAGCATAAGCAGCCATTGGTCCGTCCGAGATTCCCGTGGGCTGATCGTCCGAGTCAACATCAACAGGTGCAGAGTCATCTACTTCTGTCGTGGCTGGTGCTTTCTTATCAAAATAGGTTTCAAGGATTGTGTCCAACTTACCTTCGTAGTCTTCAATATCCTCAAAATCTAGGCCTTCGACCAAATCTACAAACTCATCTCTCTGTCTTAGAGTAAGTTCCTTACTCTTTTCTTGGAAAAGAATCACTGCGTTTTGATCTTTTATTGCCTGGTTAAGGGCAATTCTTTCATTGACGGACTCGTCAAGCTCGGAAGTAAGTTGTTCAACCTTCTTCTCCATCTCGTCAAGTACATCAACTTTATCTTCTGGAATCTCGATATAAGATTCCGTGAACAAGTCTTTAATACCATTCATGAAGTTTTCTGCTACCTCGACCTTAACGGCACTCTCAATAGCAATTTCATTTTCCTTCATCCATGATTCAGCAACGTATTCAAGATAGTCATTGAGCTTTTGCTCCATTTCTTCTTCATACGCTTCAACATGCTCTTCGAATTGTTTTTGATAGGCTTCTTTCAAAGCCTCTTCAACAAGTGTCGCCTTCGCATTAAGCGCGGCTTCGAAGATGGTAGTTGCTTGTTCAAAAAACTCTTCTGTAAGGTTTTCCTTGTCAGCGAACAATGCTTCCATGTCTTCCTTCACTTTGATGTTAGCCATCGTGTGAAGTTTCATTGGGCTTGCGGCGTTACCTTTCGCCTTGATCGAGGCTTTATTACCTCCATCAGGGGTCATGCCATGATAAACCTTCATTGCTTGGCCAGGTGTCATACCTGCCATTGCATCAACAACTTTTGCGATAACTCCAGTTTTGCCAAGTTTTTCCATTGGCATTGCGTTGCTCTTATCAGCCTTACGACGAGACGAACCAGTGTTAATTGGATCAGGCACACTTGAAGCCTCACCGGAAGCCTGAAATTCAACAAGCTCTTCTGTGTCCTCTTCGTCGTCAGTGGCTTCAAGAACCTCTTCTTCGGCATAGTCGTCTTCAGAAATCTCATCGATCTCATCGAGCTCCTCTGCCTGATCTAGTTCTTCATTTGCCATCTTTTGACTCCTTTAGTTTAGTCAATTAT